AGGTTTCAGAAGAAGCAAGAGGCGAAGTACACTCCAAAATTTACTGCTGCTTTACAGATTCAAGCCAAATCATTTATCAAAAATCAAGATATAAATGCAATACCATCATTTCCAATTTATGAGGTACTTGTTCAGCTATATAAAAGTGTTGGTGTTGAATGGGCAAAGGCAACAAGACAATCAATAAGAAAAGCTGATGGTTTGATGGGATTTAATGAAATGATTCTTCAGTTTATGAAAGATTATTTCGGAATTGATTTATTGAACTATGCAGAATGGATGACACAATACAGCAGAGAAATAATTTCACAACTTTTAATTCGTGGAACAGAGCAACAAATGTCACCATTAGAGATTGCTGATATGATTTCCACTCATCCTGAATTTAATAGAATGAGAGCAATGAGAATTGCAAGAACTGAAACTGTAACTGCTGCAAATGCTGCTGGACAAATCTATGCTAATACATCAGGAATGGAGATGAATAAGACTTGGATAGCAGTTAAAGATAAAAGAACAAGACACGATCATAGTATTGTTGATGGAACAACAATTGATATCAATTTACCTTTTAATGTTGGAACAGCACAAATGATGCACCCCGGCGCAAGAACTCAACCAAATGGATTGGAAGTTCCAGCAAAAGAAATTGTCAATTGCAGATGTACAGTTGGTTATGTTGCCAAAAGAGATGCTAATGGAAATATTATTTTACGGCAATAGGTGTGTTACCGTAATAGACAACTTTTTCGGTCTTTTTTTCTTTATTAATTTTTTCAATTATGGCACTTTCTACGAATCTTGAAATTTTATATCCTGAATCCATATTTTGCTTCATAAAATCATAAACTTCTTTTGAAATGCGAACATTTTTTCCGGTTGCTAAATCCATAATATTTTTTAATACAAAATAACATAAAAAATTTTATTTTTCAATAAAAAAAAACATTAATTTTAAATCGTGGAAAATTTTTATAATTATAAGGCATTTAATGGGAAAGCTTCAATAACTGAAGCAGATAGAAAACTTGGTATTGTTACTGGGTATTTTTCTCATTTCAATAATGTTGATAGTGATGGAGATATTATCAGACCGGGTGCTTTTAAAAAGAGCATTAAAGAAAATGGTCCTAATTCTGCGTTGCCAAGAATCAAGCATTTATTAAATCACAATTCTTCACAACCTTTAGGTGTGCTTAATTCATTAAAAGAAGATTCAACTGGACTTCTTTATGAATCACAAGTTGGTACACATTCGCTTGGGCAAGATTTTATAAAAATGATTGAAAGCGGATTGATTACAGAACATTCAATTGGATTTGAAATTGTAAAGCGTAATCAATTGCAATCATACGAGCAGTACATTAAAAATCCATCTGCTGGATGGTATGAAATCACAGAGGTAAAACTTTATGAAGGTTCATCATTGACTGCTTGGGGTGCTAATCCTTTAACTCCATTAACTTCATTGAAATCAATGAATGATTTGGATTTAGATTTAATTGCAGCACAACAAAAAGCTATTGAAAAATTCTGTCGCAATACTGATGCTACAGATGAAACAATACAAACACTTTTGATACACTCAAAGCAATTGACACAATTGCTGTTAGACATAAATAAAGATGACACTCTGCCGGGAATGTTTCCCACAGAGCCGGAAGAAGATTTATTAACGGCTATGCGTGAGTTCGCAATGGGTTGTAATCCAAAACCAAAACCTAAACCTTAATTAAAAAAAATGGATAAGAAAGAATTAATGACAGAACTTGAAGGCTTGAAATCAGCACTTGAAGTATCTATCAGCGAAAAAACGAAGTCTGAAATTGCTGATCAATTAAAATCAGTAATCGCTTCTGTTGATGAAAAAATCAACGCATTTTCTGCTGCTTCTGATAGCGCAGATAGTTTAAAATCAATGACAGATGAATTAACTGCATTGAAATCAGAGCAAGCTGCAATCCTTAAAGGATTTGATTTGCTTCAAACAAGAGTTAAAAACAATAAATCAAACAACGTGGAAGAGAAAAAATCTTTTGGACAAATATTCCAAGAAGGTCTTGAGAAAAACTTTGATGATATTCAAAGAGTAAAGAAAGGACAACCATACAGAATGGAATTGAAGGCTGTTGGTACAATGTTATTGTCAAACAACCTAACTGGTGATGGTGTAGCTTCTTATAGTGCAACACAAGCAATTTTGCCAGCACAGAAAGTTAACTTTAGAGATTTGATGTCAACTGCAATCAGTCCAACTGGTTTGTATGTTCAATATCGTGAAACTGGTGGTGAAGGTGCTTTGGCTCAACAAACTGAAGGTTCTTCTAAAGGACAAATTGATTACGATTTTACTGAAGTTAAAGTTGTAGAAAATTACATCGCTGGATTTGCTCGTTTTTCAAAGCAAATGGCAAAGCAACTTCCTTATATGCAAACTACTCTTCCTCGTTTGTTGTTGAGAGATTTCTATAAGAAAGAGAATGCTTTGTTTTGGACAAGTGTAACTGGTGCTGCAACTGGTTCAACTACTACTTCAGAAACTGATGACATCAAAGCAATTATTGATTTGTTAGCTAACCAAGCTAATGCAAATTTTAATGCTTCTTATGCAATTGTTAATCCAAGTCAAATGGCTCGTTTGAACAAATTGCTTTATACTAACGGTTACTATCAAGGTAGTGGTGGTGTTGTTTCTGCTCCAAATGGTGGTATCACTATCAACGGAACTCCTATCATTGCTGCTTCTTGGGCAACTGATGATAAGATTCTTATCATTGATAGAGATTATCTTGAAAGAGTTGAAACTGAAGCTATCACTGTTGAGTTCTCAATGGAAGATGCTGATAACTTCACTAAAAACTTGATAACTGCTCGTATTGAGTGTCAAGAAGCAGTTAACTTGATGTTGCCTTCATCAGCTATTTATGTTGATCTTGGTAATGTAGCTTAATTTGGTTTTAGTGTGTGAATTGTAGATAATGGAGGCCCTACCCCTTGTTGGGTGGGGCTTTTTAAAATAAATAAAATGGTATCATATAATTGCGTTTTAGATGTTCAGTTTGATGATGGTGAAATTGTTGAACCAGTAACTCTTTCTGAAGCAAAAGATTTTTGCAAAATTGATATTAGCACAGATGATGCTATTCTTACTGAATTGATTACTGCTGCAAGAGAAATGTGTGAAGATTTCACAAACATTGGATTTGTTGAGCATTCAATTATTGCAATAGTTAATAATTCAAATGGTGATATAGAATTGCCTTATGGACCAACAATAGAAGTTATTCAGGTTAAAAATGCTGATGGAGATGTACTTGAACTTGATGATGACTATACATTGTCAGGAAACTTATTTAAGAGCCTTAAAACTCCAAAGGAAGATGGAATTGAGATAACTTATCTATCAGGCTATCAAGTGCTTCCAAAACGGCTTAAAACGGCTGTATTGAACACTATTTATTATCTTTGGGATAATAGAGCAATGTCTGTTGATAGGATTTATGATAAGAATGTTCCAAGTATAGGTAATATTGGTCCAATTAGTGAAATGATATTAAAACCATTAAGTCGTGTTATATAAATTCAACAGAAGGATTAAAATAAACAGATGGGCAAATACTCAAAATGAGTATGGAGGACTTGAAGCAGTTATTGCAGATTATTGGTATAAATGGGCAGAGGTTAGAGCAAGCAATTGGATTAATCTTGATATGTTTAATACAAGATCAGGAAATATTAATTCTCAATACGATCAACAAAAATGGGATTATGACACAACAATCATCATACGATACGAGAAAGCTCGCCCTACAAGATCTAACGACACTATTGAATATGAAGGCTCTTATTATATTATTAACAGTATATCAATTAACAACGAATATTCAAGAAACTACGAAGTCTTAAAATGTTCAAAAATTGATGCAAACATAAACGGAGAATTGCCAGTGGATAACAATACAATACAAATAGCAAATTACATTGGAATCGGTGGTGAATCAGTCATCAATTTAGGACAAACAATTGGTAAAACTGCATTTGCTATTTTTAAAGATGGTATTCAAATGACCATTGTAAATAATGATATTCCAGTTGGCAAGCAAGTTTATTTTAATAGTACAACTGGTGATTTAACTTTTGGTATTCAGTTTGAAACAGATGAAACAGCAACAGTAATTTATTTTTAATGATAAAAATTGAAATAAAAGGTATTGATGCTTTACAAGGCAAAGTTGCAAGTTATTCAAAGCGAAAAGAGATACAAATCAATGCTGCTTTGAAAGATTGGGCAAATAGGACTTCTACTGATGCAAAAGCTTTAGTTTCTGCTAATTCATCTGATACTGGATTTCTTCAGAACTCAATATCACCTGAATATGGTAAAGGATATGCTGCTGTTGTAGCTGCATCAAAATATGCTGCTTATGTTGAGTTTGGAACAAGAAAATTTGCAAGCCAATATGTTTCAACATTGCCATCAGATTGGAAAAGATATGCTGCTACATTTAAAGGATCATCAGGAGGCTCAATAACAGAGTTTTTTAATGCTATATTAGAATGGGTTCAAAGAAAAGGAATTACAGCCACATACAGCGTTAAAACACAAAGAAGGCAAAGAAGTGGTGCTAAAGAACAAGATAGAAGCATAAGAGCAGCAGAATTGATTGTATTTAAGATTTTGAGAGATGGTGTAAAAGCAAGACCATTTATTTATCCATCAGTTAATAAAAATTTGCCAATTTTGTTGGAAGATATTAAAAAAGTAACTAAATTATGAAAGATATAAATTCACCTTTATTAAAAGCTTATTTTAGTGTTATAGATAGTCTTGACATTAAAGTTTATGAAGGTGAGGAACCTGATAATGTTGGAGATAAAATATATGTTGTTTTATCTAACATTACATCAAATGAAACAAGCACAAAGAGTAGTTTAGATGTAAATGCAACAATTCAAGTTTCTGTTCATAGTTGGGAGTATAAGTATAACAATTCTAAAAATCTAAATATAGCTGTTGGGCAAATTTTAGATGCTATTAAACCAAGTTCAAATAGTGTATTAGATTTATCAGAATTTGGATTAGAAATGTTAAATTTGACAAAGCAATCAGATTCAACTCAAAACTTGGGTAATTTGGATGGCAGAGTTTATATAAGTAGGATATTAGTTTTTAAACAAGATATTTTTGAAGTTAACAATTAAAAAATAAAAAAATGGCAGAACACAAAGTACAAGGAAGCACAATGTTGCTTTTCATTGATCCAGCCGGTGGTACAGCTTATGATACAGTAGTGTGTCTAACATCAGTTGGCAAAAGCGATTCGGTAAATGTTATTGATGCAGCATCAGCTTGCGGACCAGACAAATCTCCGGGTATGCTTGATTTATCTTACACATTTGAAGGACAGCATTTGCAAGATCCTGATAGTGGTAAAATTTCAGGTACAGATTTAAGAGTATTACTTCGCAGCAAAACAATAATTGGGTGGAAAATAGCACCAGTTAGTGTAGTTGGTGGCGATGAAATTGAAAGTGGTACTGGATTCTTTTCTGAATTGTCAAGTACTTATTCTTTTGATTCAATGGGTACATTTAGTGGAACTTTACAACCAATTGGAACTCCTACATTAACAATTGACTAATAATAAATAGATTATGGCAGAGCATAAAGTTCAGCCATCAACTATGCTATTATTGATTGATCCAAGTGGTGGAACAAGTTATAGTAC